GTGGCGGCACTGCAGGAAGAAAACAAGATGCTCAGGCAATGCTTGCTTGAAATGAGCGAGATTGTTTATGCATAAAATCACACAAAAATTAGAAAGGATGGTACGTATGATGGCGAAGCTGTGGGCACAGGAAATCATGTATGCTGAGACTATGGAGGATGCAAAGGCTCTGTATGAGCGCTGCCCCCGCCTGCTGAAGGAGAAGGTCAAGGCGCTGCTCATCAAGAGCGGCTTTGAGGAAATCACGCAGTAAGGAGGACGCTATGGCTGAAATCATGGATGTATCCCGATATCAGGGCACGATCAACTGGGAGAAGGTCAAGGCAAGCGGAAAAGTGGACGGCGTGATGATTCGCGCCATGGGCAACAGTGCAGCGGGCAGGCCCAGTGCGCCCTACACTGACCCGCAGTTTGCCCGCAATTACAGCGAGTGCAAGCGGCTGGGCATCCCCTGCGGCGTGTATGGCTACTTCAAGGCGGTCAACCGGGAGCAGGCCGACAAGGAGCTGGCTTACTTCAAGAAGCTGCTCACCGGCCGGAGCTTTGAGCTGCCGGTGGCCGTGGACATCGAGGACGAGGTGCAGAAGCCGCTGGGCAAGGATGCGCTGACCGACCTGACAGCTTACATGCTGGGCACGGTGGAAAGCTGGGGCATGTACGCTCTGCTCTACACCGGCCTGTGGTTCGGCAGCACCTTCCTGGACATGGGCGGCGCAGCCCTGAAGCCATACGACGTGTGGCTGGCTGCCTACCGGACGAAGAAGCCCGCTCCCGGCTGGCCCTTTGGCATGTGGCAGTACACCAGCAAGGCGCGTGTACCCGGTGTGGCCACTAACGTGGACATGTCCCACGCATACAAGGACTATGCGGGTATCATCCGCAAGAAGGGTCTGACCCGTCTCCGGGAGGGTAAATGACCGAAAAAGAAGCTTTGCTGTGGGTGCTTGGCATCCTGGGCAGCCTGTGCGCCGCGGCCATTACCATCGACAAGGTGCTGGACATCATCCACAAGTACATCAAAAAGGCGCAGGCCCCCGACGATGCGCAGAACAAGCGAATGGATACGCTCGAAAAAAGACTTGGCGTGCTGGAACAGGGACAGCTTCAGCACGCACAGGCCCTTGCAAGAGACCTGCGCCGCTTTGACGGCCTCGATGAAGAGATGCGTCTCGTACTCGTTGGCGTACAAAATCTTTTGGATTCACAGCTGTCCGGCAACAATCGCGAAGGTATGCAAAAAAGCAAATCCGATATTAACAACTACCTACTGAAAGGAGTAACAAATCATGGAAGCAATGTTTAACTTTATCCCCGCACCCATCGCACTGGTACTGATGCTCATCGGCTTTGCCGCGCTGGCCGTTGGTGCCATCCGGCTGGGCTACAAGCAGTACGTCAAGCAGTGGGCGCTGGAACTCGTGACCATCGCCGAGGACAGCATCATGGGCAGCGGTCAGGGCGCAAAGAAAAAGGCACAGGTCTTTGCCGCGCTGCGCGGCGCTCTGCCGGACTGGCTGAAGCCTTTCATCACCGATGAAGTGCTGGACAGCGTGATCGAAAAGGCCGTCAGCATGATGAAAAAGGCACTGGCAGAAAAGAAGCCTACCATCAACAAGGAGTAAAACCTATGATTGAGCAGAGCGTACATCTCGCATCAAACGGCAGGGTGCAAGTGTCGGGATATGAGCAACTGGCACGCTTTGGCTATACCAAGAACCGGGGCGTATACCGCCTTACCGTCACTGCCACCGGCGAGTGGGAAGGGCTGACCATCCGGGCGTTCTGGCACGTCCCGGACGGCAAAGACCCGGAATCCTCGCTGGTGGTGGACGGCTCTGTGGACGTGCCCGCCAGCGTGACCGCACAGCCCGGCAATGGCTGCATCACCTTTGAGGGAAGCGACGGCACCAAGACCGTGACCAGCAAAGATCTGCGGTATCGTGTCAGCGCCAACAGCGGCACAGAGGACGGCACAGAGCCGGAACCGGGCACCCCTGCATGGCAGCAGCTGGTGGATGCCGTACACACCGATGCCGCCGCCGCAGAGCAGGCCAAGACCGACGCGCAGGCGGCAGCACAGCAGGCTGGGGTATCTGCCAAAAAGGCCGGGCAGGCCCTCTCTGACACCATCACCGCCAAAGAGGACGCACTGAAAGCCATCGGTGACAAGCAGACCACCGCCACGCAGGCTGTGGACACGGCCCGGGACAAGGCTCTCCAGCAGGTGGAAACCTCTACGGAAGCCGCACAGACCGCCGCGCAGCAAGCTGCCACCAGTGCGGGCAATGCAGACCAGAGCGCTCAGGAAGCCGCTGACAGCCTACAGGAGCTGAAGGACGGCATTGCAAGCGGCGACTTCAAAGGCGAGAAAGGTGATAAGGGCGACACTGGCCCCATCGGCCCGGACGGCCCGCAGGGTGAGCAAGACCCTCAAGGCCCCACGGGTGCTACCGGAGCCACTGGCCCACAGGGCGAGACCGGGCCTCGTGGTGAACAGGGGCCGCAGGGCATTCAGGGCGAGCGTGGCCCGCAGGGTGCACAGGGGCCACAGGGCGAAAAAGGTGATACCGGCCCGCAAGGCCCTAAAGGAGAGATCGGCCCTGCCGTAGCACTGGACACCACCCTCACCCACGAGGGCGAAGCCGCTGACGCAAAAGCCACAGGTGACGCGATCAGCGCAGTAAAGACCCGGCAGAACATCCTTGTGGGCACTGAGACAGGCAACCCTATCGCCGTTGACGATGCTTTTGCCGCACCACTGTGTGGCCTGACCGTATACGGCAAGAGCACGCAGGACGGCACACCCACGCCGGATGCACCTGTTCCTATTGCGAGCGCAGGTGACGGTGGGAGCGTGGCGGTGACCTTGAGCAATGGGGACGGTAAAACGCAAACTCTTACCCTGCCCACTCCCAACGGCCTACCCGGCATCCCTGTCACCTCCGGCGGCAGCTACACTGACAGCACAGGCCAGCAGTGGGTGTGCGACGAGGTAGACTTGGAAAGGGGTGTAAAGATACAGAGGGTGAACGCTGTAGACGTGTCAACCTGTGTAATTACAGGTATCACTAACCTTGCGGCAACAAAACGACTTGCGATTCGGTTGCCACTCAAAGGTAAAGATTATACAGCAAAAGCCCTATGCAATAGATTGCCATATTTCGTTTCGTTTACTAGCGATACCATTCACTTTTATGTAGACACAAACAATGCGCAGGTTTTTATTCCCATTGGCGCTAAAAACCCGGAAGAAGGAGAATACATTTTATTCTACGTTCTCGACGCTCCCATCGAAACGCCGCTCACCTCTGCCGAAATTGCTGCCTACAAAGTCCTCACAGCGTACGGCCCTGACACGGTGGTGCAGGCTGGCGACGGTGCTGGGGTCAAGCTGGAGTATCAGAGGGATGTGAATATCGTCGTCAAAAATCTTGAGGACGCCATTGCGTCCATGACAACGACCTAAAGGAGGACTGACTATGGCTATCAAAAGTAAAGCACGGCATGACCTGACCCTGCGCTCCATCAAAAGGGAGATTTCTGCAAGACGCGATGTGGCATACTGGCTGGACAAGGCTTACACTCATCTGGACAGCGGCCTGCTGACGGAGGACGACATCGCAGAGGTGGAAGCCCTTGCACAGGCGTACTACGACGCACTGGACGCTGAGGACAAGGCGAACGCTGAGGAAATTACCCAGTAAGGAGGCACAACACATGAACGCAGTAAATGTCGAAGATTTGCTCGATTTGATTGAATCCATGAAACGCGTATCTGCGGATGAAATTATCGCTGCATCAAAAGAGAACAACGAGCTGGAGCGCATCGAACACATCGCAACGGAAGCAACTTATAATGCCTGTTATCGAAAAGCTGGAAAACCTCCGCGTGTACGCAGTAACCGTTTTGGATAGCAAGGAGTAAAGCAATGAGTAGGCTCGATTCAAGAAAAGTAACTGGCTTCCAGCAGGACAGGATGAAGTTTGTCCTTGACAGTGCAAAGCAGCTTGAAAAATGTATCAATGATGTTTGCCATGATGGACGTGAAAAGTCTCTTGCCATGACAAAGCTAGAGGAATGCGTGATGTGGGCAAACAAATCAATTTCGTTTGAAAACGGCTAAAGGAGGATATCATGGCAAGCACTACATACGAACCGCTTAACCCGTGGAGATGCTCAAAAAGTATTATCCAGACAAATTCTGACCGTGCTGGAACAGACGTTTGTACAGGTTACCATATCGACAATGTCAACAAACTGGTGACAAAACGTCACCAGTTTGCCGTGCTTGGCAATATGGTGCGCAACGCTGGACAGCTGCCGCTGCCTTTCTGGCTCGGTGCTGCCTGTGGCGGCGGCTCGCGTAGTCTTTCCGCCAGCGTTGCAAGGGCTTAATGCAGAACAGATAAAAGCTGTGATAAAACGTGCGCCGCTTGGGAGGTATGACCGGAAAATCGCCCGGTTGCGGTACGTTGACCAGCTATGCCAAGTTGATATTGCAGCGCGTGTGCCGTATTGTCGGACGTCAATCGGCAATAGGCTGAAAATTATTGATAAAAAGCTAGACGAAAGGAGCTCACCGTGAACATCGAAAATCTTCCGACCGCAAATCTTATTACAGAGCTTCGCAAACGCGAGGGCGTGAAAACGACCGTTGTTGAGCCCTATCAGGACGCAGCGGTAAGCGTCAACGGCCCTGCGCTGGTTCTTGTCGTGACGGATTGATTGTGGTATAATAACATCAACAAATCCACCCGGCCTTTCGAAGAAGCGCATTAGGGTGGATATCTGAACCCGCTAAGCCTCTCAACGATGCGTATCATGGCGGGTCTTTTAAGATGATACAGTCTCCCGCCCGCCTACTCACAGTGCGTACCATGCGGGAGACGCCTTTAGACTTGAAAGGCTCCGGCCTTTGTAGAGAGTGGCATTGCCTGTGGGCGGTTCCGCTCTTGATTTTAGACTTTGCCGCTTTGGCGGCACAAAACCCCCGGTGTTCCGTTTGGAGCATCGGGGGTTTCTTTATGCAAGCGCTTCCCTGACTGTCTTGCAGTGGAGAGAAGCGTGCTTGAAGAAGCTTCTTGCTTCTTCGTAGGTGACAAAGCGGACGGTGGCTTCTGCACCGAGTTTACCCTTTTCCCGCAGGGTCACAGAGTATACTCTGCCTTCGGGGAAGCTGCTGTTGACCATCGGCTTCCTGTTCGGCATAAACGGAGACGGGATGGAGGTGAGCTCTCCGCTTAACGTGGTGCAGAACTCGTCATAGTGGCTTACCCCATCTTCCGTAATGAGATATGGCTTTTAAATTTTGTTATTCATAATTCAACCTTCCTTTCAGTCATATAAAGCCCACGGATTTCATCCGGTTAAGGTTATAGCAGATTATAATGCTCTGCCAACAGAAACCTGACGTATGTGGGGCACGCACGCTTTTTGCCGCACCAGTCCTGCACGGTGCGCCGCGGGACGCCCGCTTGCTTTGCAAAAGCGGTCTGCGACAGGCCAGTGCGGGCCACCAGCTCACGCATTGGAAGATGAGCTAAATCCCAGATGGTGGACAGCCTTGCCTTCTCGGCATCCAAGTCGATGCAGCCGGAAGCGTCATCCGGGACGCTAAGAGTGATGTTGTTGAGGAACGCTGCCCGGGATGTTTCCGGGTCAGCAGCCATAATAAAGAGTTCAGCAGTAGTATACATAGTCTTCTCCTTTTTAAAAGTCCACGGTCGATGTTCGCACATCGGCTGGGGACTTTTCTTTACTCCATATCTTCCAGAGCTTCAAGATACTTCGGGTAAAGATCTTCCACGACGGCCTGTCTCTCAACGTCGTCCAGATTGCCGTTCATGAGTGCCTCGCCCTCTTCATCGGAGAGTTCGATGCTGGTAGTGACCATCAGGTCGCGAGCGTCCAGATGAGAGGTCTTGACGTCGCCATCATCGGTGAGGTGCGCGTAGATCATCCAAACGCCGTTGTCGTACTCGATTTCTGTGCCGGTGGCCATAACCTTGGCTGCAAACTCGTCAGCAGTAAGCTTTTTCATAATTGTTGCCTCCATGTGTTTGTTCGGGGTCTTTCACTGTCTTTATTATACACGCATTGCGTGCAATTGTCAAGACTTTTTTTGAAAATTTTATACGCGTTGCGTGCAAATTCTTGAGTGCCCATACAGCCCTGTGCTGTGTGGCGCTTTTCTTTTTTGTCCTTCGTTGTGCGTTCGTTGTCTCTCACGGCGGTTTAAAAAAGTACACTGGGCGCAAAGGGAGGGTGCACCATGTGGCACAGGTTTAATCCAAACCCGCGCGGGAGCAGCGTCGGGGACTGCGTAGTGCGGGCGGTAGCTGCGGCCACCGGTCAGAGCTGGGAGCAGGCATATATTGCGCTGGCGCTCACCGGCTACGCCCTCGGCGATATGCCCAGCGCCAACCGCACATGGGGCGCATACCTCCAAAAACGCGGGTTCAAGCGCCGCATGGTGGAAGCAGACTGCACCACCTGTTATACCGTGGCAGATTTTGCCCGGGAGTACCCGCGTGGCGTGTACGTGCTTGGCTGCTCCGGCCACGTTCTGACCGTGATCGACGGTGCGTGGTGGGACAGTTGGGACAGCGGCGCAGAATGCCCGATCTACTACTGGTATAAGGAGGAGTAAACGATGCCTTACAATCCGTATGCGTATCAGATGCCGACATACTACGGCCAGCCAATGCCAGACAACCTCACTCAACTCAGGCAGGGAGTGGGCTATCAGTCTCCCATGATGCAGCAGCCGGCAGCACAGACAGCACAGGCTACGCCATCCATCATCTGGGTGCAGGGAGAAGAGGGCGCAAAAGCCTATATGGTCGCCGCAGGCAACAGCGTACTGCTGATGGACAGCGAAAACAGCGCTTTTTACATCAAGAGCACTGACACCAGCGGGATGCCGCTGCCTCTCCGCGTCTTTGACTACAAGGAACGCACCACGGCGACAAAAATGCCCCCTCAGACGGCGCAGCAGCCTGGCGGGGAATTTGTCACCCGAGCAGAGTTTGACGCTCTGGCAGCCCGCTGTGCGGCGCTGGAAAAGCAAGAGCCCGCAAAGCCTGAAACGGAGGTCAAGTAATTATGGCAAACCCTCTTTTTAACGTTCTGAGCGGCGGTATGCCTGCCATGTCCGGCCCTATGGGCCAGTTCGGACAGATGATGCAGCAGTTTCAGCAGTTCAAGGCCAACTTTCAGGGCGACCCCAAAGCAGAGGTGCAGAAGCTCTTGCAATCAGGCAAGATGTCGCAGGAGCAGCTGAACCAGCTTCAGGCGATGGCGCAGCAGTTCCAGCATAAAAATCATTCAAAACACACGAAAGGAGTACAAAAATGTCTCTTTCTTCCGATTCTGCGGTTCTGACCATGCCTGTTCAGCCCGCAAACACCAACGGCGGCAACGGCTTTGGCTTTGGCAATGATGGCGCATGGTGGATCATCATCCTGTTCCTGTTCGCCTTCTGCGGCGGCTGGGGCGGCAACTGGGGCGGCAATGGCAACACCGGTGCCGGTGTCGTTGACGGCTACGTCCTGACCTCCGATTTTGCCAACATCGAGCGCAAGATGGATGGTATCAACAACGGCATGTGTGATGGCTTCTACCAGCAGGCGCAGCTTGTCAACGGCGTGCAGCAGACCGTAAACAACGGCTTTATGTCCGCAGAGATCAGCCGTGCAAACCAGCAGGCGGCGTTCATGCAGCAGCTGTTTGCCATGCAGATGCAGCAGCAGGAGTGCTGCTGCGAGAACCGCTCTGCCATTCAGGGCGTCAACTACAATTTGGCCACCCAGTCCTGCGAGACCCGCAACACGGTGCAGAACACCACCCGGGACATCATCGACAACCAGAACCAGAACGCCCGCGCCATCCTTGACGCCCTGACCGCACAGCGCATCGAGGCAAAGGACGCAAAGATCGCTGAGCAGGGTCAGCAGCTGTTCGCAGCACAGCTTGCGGCATCTCAGGCAGCCCAGAACGAAACGCTCAAGGCCTACATGAGCGGTCAGCTGGCCTACTACAATCCGCGCCCCGTGCCCGCATTCCAGGTTCCTGCACCTTACCAGTACGGTAACTGCGGCACCGGTTGCGGCTGCGGCAGCTGCGCATAACCGAATCACGACAGCTTTTTGAGTGGTTGTTTCCAAAATGGAAATGCCCACATCAAAATGTTCAGCCCCTGAGCTGATTTTGCAAACCAGAGCGCCGGGGCAGCAGTCCCGGCGTTTTTTCTATGAAAGGAGCCGATAAAATGGCTGAATTTAGCAACTCCAACACCGTCATCGTGGCGGCGGGTGAAAACCTTCCCCTGACCGAGACCGCAGTGAAAGCCCCTGCTTGTATCGTGCACCGTGAGGGAAGCGGCCTTGTGACCTTGCGCGGTCCGACCAGCGGGCAGTGCCGGGCCCGTTTCAAGGTAAGCTTTGGCGGCAATATCGCCATTCCCACCGGCGGCACTGTTGGTCCCATTTCCGTGGCGCTGGCTGTCGGCGGTGAGTCGCTGACCAGCGCGACAGCCATTGTCACCCCGGCGGCAGTCGAAAATTACTTCAACGTTTTCGTGGCTGCGTTCATCGAGGTGCCGCGTGGCTGCTGCGTGACCGTGGCGGTTAAAAACACCAGTACGCAGGCAGTCAGCATTGCAAACAGCAATCTGATCGTTGAGCGGGTAGCATAAGAAAGGAGATAAAGTCATGCTGGATAAATTGAATCATCTGAAGGATGAGATGTGCGACGAGCTCATGGAGCTGACTGACAAAAAGAACCGGTCCCCTGGCGATATCGAAATGATCGGCGAGATCGTGGACATCATTCTGGACATCCACCGCATCGAGGATTACTGCGAGGGCGGCGAGTATAGCCGTGCGGGCGAGTGGGAAGCTGACATGCGCGGGACTTTCGGCCACGATGCCGGAAACGGTTACAACCGGGGCAACAGCTATGCCAACCGCGGCCGTCACTATGTGCGCGGGCACTACTCCCGCACGGATGGCCGTGAGCGCATGATCTCCGACATCGAGGACATGATGCAGGAAGCCACCGGTGCAGAGCGTGACGCCTACAAGCGGGCCGCTGACATCTTGCGCAACGCATAAGGGAGGAGGGCGGCAGGCATGGACATTGACGAGATCAATGAGCACATCCGCAAGCTCAAGTGCGAGGAAACCAGCTGGCAGAGTGTCAACAAACTTGCCGCCCTCTGCACTGTGCGGGACGAGCTGGAAGAAGCGCACGCACCTGAAACGCAGACCCAGGCATTGTCGCCCACGGATTACCGGGCGGCGTACTCCACAGCAGCGGAACCACAAAGCGACTTTGTGGCGGCTGCCAGCTCTGTTCCTTTCGGCGGTCTGATGCAGGTTCTTGACGAGCACATGAACGCAATAAAGCTTGCATATCCGAAAGAGTATGAGCTGGTCATGCGGAAGATAAGCGACTTGTAAAAAGAGATAAAATGTGCTATTTTTACATAAGCTTTAGCGTTTGGGCACGAGGCACATAGTCTAACAATAAGCCAACAAATAAATAATTATTTACATTAATACGTCAAATAAACTTGATTTGTAATCAGTGGGTTGCAGGTTCAACTCCTGTCACCAGCTCCAAAAAGCCGCTCAGGAACGTTGATTTCTGGGCGGCTTTTGCTTTTGTGATTTTGCTTTCGGCACAAAAATCCAAAAATTCCGCAAAAGATGTTGACAAACTACCATCCGGGTGGTAATATATACAGGCAATCCATGGACTGCAAAAACTGAATATGGGCGTGTTCCCGAGTGGCCAATGGGGACAGACTGTAAATCTGCTGCTTTCAGCTTCGGTGGTTCGAATCCACCCGCGCCCACCAA